GGTCGGTGGGGTGGTGGTGTCTGCCATCTTCAGCAACGGCTACGCGCTGGGCAACGTCGGCATGCTCGGCATGGCCACCAGCCAGCCGTCACTCACCCTGGCCAGTGCAGACGTATCCACAGATCCTGTGGGTGCAGCTGTCCTGGTGGGCGCGGTGGCGTATGTGGTGGCCGCGCACGAGCCTGATGGCACTGGCGTCAGCCGCCTGCTGCTGGAGGTCGCATGACCACCGCATTCGCCTCCGTCGTTGGCGCCATCGTGGCAGCGCTGCAGCAGTCGCCTGCTGTATCTGCCAGGGTAGACCGGGTGCGCCTGCGCCCGGTTGCCAAAGACAGCGCAACCGCAGTCGTCGTGCGCCCAAGCGGCGCCAAGTCAGACAGCAGCGTGGGGCAGGGCGTAGTGGGCATCTGGGCAACCTCTGTCAATGTGGAATGTTACGCACGCGCAAACACAGCCACTTCGCCAGACGTTGCGGTGGACGCCCTGCTGCAAGACGTGGCCACCCGGCTATTTCAAAACAGCAGCCTGGGTGGCCTCGTTGGCGGTTTGGACCTCACCACAGTCGATTACGACTTTGATGTGGACGGTGAAAACACCGCCTGCGTCACCCTGACCTATCAAATCCAGCACGCCACGGCGGCTGGTTCACTTTCTCCCCCCTAAGGACCATTACCATGACCCCCATTTTCTGGACAAACGTTGGCGTTGACTTACAAACCGCCCTGGCAGCGGCCATCACCATCACCAACATCAGCAAGGCCGCCACCGGCGTAGTCACCTACTCTGGCGCAACGGACCCCGCCAATGGCGACTACATCTCCATGACCAGCAACGGCATGAGCGAAGTGGGCGACCGCGTGTTCCGCATCGCCAACGTCAACGGCGCTGCCAACACCTTCGAGCTCGAAGGCGAAAACACCACCGACTACCAAACCTTTGTTAGCGGCAGCTTCCAGGTCATCACCTTCGGCGCGTCCTTGACCATTGCGCAAAACATCAGCGTCTCCGGTGGCGACACCGAGTTTGCTGACGTCACCACCATCCACGACCTGGTCCGCAAGCGTGTGCCAACCATCGTCTCGCCCATGAGCCTGGCCATGGACAACATCTTTGACCTGACGGACCCCGGCTTCATCGAGCTCAACAAGGCCCACAAATCCAAAACCAAGCGCGCCATTCGCCTGCGCTTTGGCACGGGCGCCAAGATGGTGCTCACCGGCTACGCATCCGCAGCTGGCGTGCCTACCGGCCAAGCCCAGGGTGTTGTGCAGATGAAGATGGCCATCGAGGCGCAAAACCTCCCAACCGTCTACGCCTCCTAAGCGTTTAAGCGCACGGCAGGGTGGTTTTTCATTTCACCACCCGCCCGGTTTTGCCCGAGCTTGGCACGCCGTGCGCCCCTTTATGCCACCGCGCATAAACCCACCAACCCTCGGGCTGCACCTTATAGATCGGGCACACCATGGCAATCAAAATTCAAGTCAGCGACACCGTAGGCTTCAAAGTCAAAGGCGTCATCAACGACGCATCAGGAACCCCCCAGCCGTTTGACTTCGGTCTCACCTGCAAGCGTCTGGACACCGACCAGATCCAGGCCAAGATCAAAGGCGAGGCCGATGCCAGCCTGGCTGACTTCATGTGCGACGTCACCCTGGACTGGTCCGGCGTCAAAGATGCTGAAGACAAACCCCTGCCATACAGCGACGCCCATCTGCGCCAGCTGTGCAAGATTCCCGGCGTAGCCATCCTGGCCTACCGCACCTACATGCAAGAGGTGGGCGCGAAGGAAAAAAACTAGCCGCGCTCGCCCGAGCGCTGGCCCTTCAAACCCCCAAGCCAACCACCCCCACACCGCACCATGCAGCAGCACCGGCCAACCCCTTCATGGCAGCCATCATGGCAGTCACCCCCGCTGCACCAGAGCCCGAAGACGAAACCGCCTACCTCTGGCCCTGCAACGTGGCCACCTGGAACGTGTGGTGCGACGTGCAAACCCAGTGGCGCCACGCAGGCATGGGAAGCGCCACTGGCCTCGACTATGCCGGGGTGCGTGCGCACATGGATGAACTGGGCCTGCTCGGTGACGAGCGCCGCGACACCTACGCCGGAATCCGCGCTGCCGAACAAGCAACCCTTGAAGCGCGAGCCGAGCGAGCCGAGCAAGAGCAGCAGCAGAAAAAAAATCGAATGTAAGGGCGACAAATGGCTGACGTAGGCATAAAGATCAACGCCTTTGACAACACCAAGACCGCCTTCGACAGCGTAGGCCGTGGCCTGGGCACCATCCACACCAGCGCTGCCAGCGTGGCCGGTGCGCTGGCGTCTATCGGTGTGGGTGTGAGCATCGGCGGCTTTATGGCCATGACCAAGCAAATCATGGACGGCCTGGACGCCATGAACGACCTGAAGGATGCCACCGGCGCCTCCATAGAAAACATCAGCGCCCTGGAAGACGTAGCCCTGCGCACCGGCGCAAGTTTTGACACCGTCAGCACCGCCCTCGTCAAACTCAACCAGGGTCTCAACAGCGCCAAGTCCGGCAGCGACACCGAAGCCGCCATCAAGGCCATTGGCCTGAGCGTCAAAGACCTCAAAGCCCTGGACCCCGCCGAAGCATTCCAGAAAATCGCCGTTGGCCTGAGCGGCTTTGCCGACGATGCCAACAAGGCCCGCATCGTGCAAGAGCTATTTGGCAAAAGCCTTAAAGAGGTTGCGCCCCTGCTCAAAGACGTGGCCGAAAACGGCAAGCTAAACGGCACCGTCACCACCGCCCAGGCCGAGGCCGCAGAAAAGCTCAACAAGCAGATTTTTAACCTGCAAAAAAACGCGCTGGACCTGGGCCGCGCTTTCACATCATCCGTCATCCCGGCCCTGAGTGATGGCATAGACCGCTTCATCCTGGCCCACAAACACGCTGGCAGCCTGCTCGGCGTGCTTTCCATGTATGCCCGGTTGGATACCAGCAAAAGTATCCAGGGCAACCTGGGCGAGGTAGAGGCCAAGCTGGCCACCCTGGAGCAACGTGCCGCCGCCATGACCGCTGCAGGCCAGCGCCACGGCACCGGCGCCATGATCGCCGACCTCAAAGCAGAGGCCGCATACCTCAAAGACCTGCGCATGCAAAAGGTGCTGGCAGAGCAGGGCGACAACAGCGACGCCGTGTCCCGCCGCTACATGACGCCCAAGGCCACCATCGGAGAAATCGACACTGCGGCAACAAAGGCAAAAGAAGCGGCAGCCGCCAAGGCGCTGTCGGAAATGAACCGCGAGCTGGCTGCCCAAGCCAAACTCATGGCAGAAAACGCGGGCCTGACCGGCACCTTTGCCGAAGACTGGGGCCGCCTGACCAAGATTTTCGAGAAGGGCGGCTACAACCTGCAGCAGCTCACCGAAGCCCAGGCCAAGCTACTGGCCGCACAGCCCGGCGTCAAAGCGTTTAACGACGCAGAAGTCAAAGCCGCCGAGGCCGTGGAAAAAGCCCGCGTGGCCGCTGCAGACGCCCGCCAGAAATACGCCGCCGGGCTGGCCGCCGACCTGGGCAAGCTGCAAGAAGAATCCACCGCCATGCAGGACTATGTGGACCGCCTGGGCCTGTCCAAGGTGGCCGTTGCCGAGCTGGACGCCCAGCGCCTGGAGTCCCAGGCCACCACCCAAGACCTGATCGTGCTCAAGAAAATCGAGCAGGGCCTGGATGAAAGCCAATACGAGATTTATGTGAAGATGGCCGCCGAGCTGCGCAAGCAAGCCGCCCTCAAGCGCCAGGGCTCCATCGGTGAAGCCCAGCTCGACGTAGAAAAAGAAATCACCGCCGAGCGCAAGCGCGGCTGGGAGGCCACTGACAACCTGGCCCGTAGCGTATTCGCCAGCTGGGCTACCGAGGGCGGCAACGCCGCACAAAAGATCGGCGACACCTTGGAAAAGGCGCTCCTAAGCGCCATCTATGAGGCCACCCTGCAACCCGTTGTGTTTGATGTCTACACATCGATCACGGGCGGCAAATCGAGCGCAGGCAATGCTGGCACTGCAGGCGCTACCGGCAGCCCATCCGCCATGTCGTGGATGACAAACTTCCAGGGCAACGCCACGCTGTCAATCGAGCGCCTTGGCGAAAGCATGATCAACGCTGGCAGCGAAACGCTCAACAGCGTCGGCAAAGCCCTGCTCAACAACTCCAGCCAGATCGGCAAATTCGCCAGCAACGGCGCCGCGTTGATCAACTACCTCAACGCTGCCGACATGTGGAGCCAAGGCAAGCGCGGCGCCGCAGCCGGTGCCGCCATCGGGCAATACTTTGGCGGCCCTATCGGCAGCGCCATCGGCCAGGCCATCGGCTCAAAACTGGACTACACGGTGGACCCCAAGGGCAACGGCATTACGGCCACGATTGGTGCAACTGGCGTCACAAACGGAAAAGTCGGTGCGTACCAGGAATACCAGCAAACCGGCGGCCTGTTTGGCGGTGGCACCACCACCAACCGAGACTGGGCCGTGGCGGACAAGTCTGTGTCCGACTACATCGACAAAAACGTTGAGGCCATCACCGCCGCCAACCGCGCCTACGCCAGCGTTCTGGGCCTCACCAGCGACAAGATCGACGGCTTCA